CCACAACCCAAACCTATCAAGTTCGAGATCCTCTCTCCAGAGGTCCCGATACAAGGCTGCGTACTTTTCGTTCGCCTTGTAACCTTCTTTGACAGCACCCGGCCCGTGTTTGTACTTACCATTTTCTATATCCTTTGAGTTGAGGGTATTGAGTAGGAATTTACAAACACGACCAATGAGATGGTCGAGCCTGTCGGGTATAACAACCCTACTTGCAAGATCATCACATAGGTAAAACTCGTTCACCGCCTTTGTATGAAGAAGATCTTCATCTTCTGACGACAATTGAGTCTTCTTGAAGAGTAGAAGGACTGTTCTAAGGTCTTTCAGTGTACCTAAGTCAGGTACCTCAACAAGTAAGCCGGTGAGCGGATCGAAAACCTTACAGAACATACCCGAAAACAAGCGCGGGATTGTTCCCCCTTTGGTCGTTTTAAAACCAAGTGGGCAGGTAAACTGACCAGATGACAGACCTCTCACGAGAGCTGCATCTAAAGTCGGTAAGGTTATAGTTAGGAAGCTATAACCTTCGTTTTCGAACCTCTTCTCGAGAGTGATGACATCACGCTCGAGGCCTTTCACACCAGGATTCAACCTCTTGAAGTCAATCAGGAGGTTTCGTAAGAGAGCTATCGGACTTTTCATCGTTTCCTCTATGAGGTATTCGATTCCGAGTCTTAATAGCCGTTCCGTGAGGAATAATTTCCTCAAAATCCGCTGGTTTAATGCTCTTGGATAAGCGCATTAAACTCTTTGTTTTACCCGGTCCTGATAATGACACCAAAACGGCAAAGAAAGCCAGGATGATGACATACAGGATAAAGTATAACTCGGATGTTGACATAATTTCAGATAACCTAGTGCCAGAGGAGTTCAAGATGAAGCTCCTTTCAAGGAACTAGGACTGAAACTGGATCAACCTAGCGGTCGTAACCTCTGAATCGTCACGATAATCCGTAAGGGCCTTAGCCAACGCAATAATAGCCGCGTCGGTGAACCCAAACGAAGGACGGACGAT